CAATCATTTACGGGTAATCAATTAGTATTGACTAATTTACCAGCAGTAGGTTCAAGCACAGTATTGTTTAAAGCGAACGATTTGATACAAATTGGTGCAACTAATGCATATCCTTATCCATTCACAAGCGAAACAGATGTATTGCGTGGAAGTGGTAGTACAGTAACAATAACAACACATAGACCAAATATCTTATCAGGTACTTTAACTGGATTAGGTATAAAGGTTGGTAATGATTGCCAATTTAATATGTTTTGTACAAATATGCCTACATATAAATTAGTAGTAGGTGGTTTTAAAGGATCAACAACTACGCCAACAAATAATGCACTATTACAATTTAGTGATAGTTTTGAATTGTATGAGTATGTAGGAGCCGCATAATGCAGAATATACCAGCAGTCGCTAGTGATCCAAATTTTGTAATTAACGCAGAGTTTGTAAAGTTATCAATTTATAACTCTACACTAGCCAATGCCATTTCAGCAGGCAATGAATGCACTATTCAAGTTAGTGGTAATACCAATTGGACTGCAATGGGTGCAAATAGTAATGTTGCTGGTACAACATTTACCGCAACAGGTGCTGGTACTGGTAATGGTACTGCATATGTAACCAGTGTATACACATTCAGCAGTGCATATAAACCAGAAACAATAAGTGGTACAACATATACACCATTAGGTGGATTATTAGCAGTTGGCATACAACAACGTGACTTGCGTGTTACATCAGCAGATACCAGTATAAGTTTGTCAGGTATAAGTGGTAACAATATTCAATTGGTATTGGATAATACAATACGTGGTAGCAAAGTAGAAATTGTTAGAGGTTTCTATGACAATAACTTTAACTTGACTAGCAATGCACATCGTTTTACAGGTATTGTTACCAGTTATAATATTACAGAAGATCGTCAGGAAAAAGATGATAACTTTACCGTTACAGTTAATTGCAGTTCATATAAAGCAGTATTAGAAAATCGTGTAGCAGGTCGCAAAACAAATAAACAAAGTTGGCAAGTGTTTAATAGTTTAGATAGTTCTATGAATAACGTTTATAGTATTGCTGATACACAATTTGATTTTGGTAGAAAGCCAGGCCCAACAAGACCTAACCCAAGTGGTGCAGGATTAGAAGGTGGCATAACAAATGAAAGCACACAAAACTTTGAGCAACCATAATGAAAGTAAGATTAGCAAATAAATTTGATTTAACCTACTTTATAGGTCTTGTACGTAAGGTACATCATGACGAAGAAATAGGTTTATTTAAAGTAGAATTGGAAGATGATTACCTAAATCGGTTGTTTGTATCTATTATTAATGGTGCAGGAATTGTTATAATAGTAGAAGATGATAATAAACCAATTGGTATGTTAGCAGGAGTAATTGCACCTTCTATTTGGTCATCAAAAGTTTTAATAATGAATGAAATTTTATGGTATGTAGAAGAAGAATATAGAAATGCCAGAGCAGGTTACCTTTTACTAAAACAATATAAAGAATCGTGTGATGAAATGATAAAAAATAAACGCATAACCTATCATACAATTACTACAGTCAAATCAATGTTTGATACTAATCTTACAAGATTTGGCTATAATAAGGTAGGCGAAACATGGATAAACGAAGAGGGTTAAAATGGCACCAATTATCGCAGTAGCCGCAGCGGCATGGTCAGCAGTAACAGCGATTGCAGGATCAATCACTTTTGGTGCTGTTGCTAGTTTTGCGGCTAGAACATTATTAACAATTGGTATTAGTAAACTTATTGCAAATCGTGCAAACAAAAATGCCGCAGGAACACAAGACAGTGGCGCACGTGTTCAGTTGCCACCAGCAACAAACAATAAATTGCCTGTAGTATATGGTGATGCATATATTGCTCCTGTTATTACTGATGCAAAAATTAGCACAGACCAAAAGTACATGTGGTATGTTTGCTCATTAGCAGAAGTTACTGATAGCGGTGCATACACATTTGGTGACATATATTGGAATGGTAAAAAGGTAGTATTTGGTAATTTAGGCGATACTGGTAGAGTAACCAGTATGGAAACAAATAGTAATCCAATACAAATTGATAACACAGTAAATGGTAAAATTTATATTTGGCGCTTCCCTAATGGATCAAGTTCAGGTATAGACACTGGCGCAAGTAATGCAATCACAATTATGAGTGATAGCAGTACTGGCGGTGGCATACCAAGTGGTGAACGTTGGAATGGTCCTATATATACAACAGGTGGTCAGTCAGCAGATATGACTGATACTGCATTTATAATTGTGCGAGTTGAATATAATCAAGATGCACAGTTAACAGGACTTGGTACATTAAACGTACAATTACAAAATAGTTTAACTAAACCAGGTGAAGTATTCCTTGACTACATGCAGAACGAACGTTATGGTTGTGCTATACCATTAGCAAGTATTGATACAGCAAGTTTAACTGCATTAGACACATATAGTGATCAGACAATTACATTTACACCTGTTGGTGGTGGATCAGCAACGCAACCTAGATATCGTATCAATGGTCCAATCAATACAGGTGTTAATTGCTTAGACAATTTACAAACAATAGCAGATAGTTGCGATAGTTGGTTACAATACAGTGAATTAACTGGACAATGGAAAGTTGTTATCAACCAAAGTTATACACAAGCAGGTCAAACGTTAAGCAGTTTATATCAAGTAACTGATAGCAATTTGATTGGTGGTATTAACGTAAACCCAATTGATTTGAACAGTTCTTATAATGTGTTGGAAGTACAATATCCAAACGCAAATATTAAAGACCAAACTGATTTTAGAACAATTGAATTGATTGATTATGTTCCTGAAGTTATTAGTAAGAACGAACCAATTAATGGATTAACCGTACAGTATCCAATCGTAAACAATTACATACAATCATTGTATTTGGGTATTCGCAGACTATTGCAGTCACGTGAGGATTTGACAGTTGACTTTACACTTGATTATAGTGGTATACAAATAGAAGCAGGTGATGTTATCTGCATACCATTTACACCATATGGTTGGGAAAGTTTTAACAGTGGATATGGTAAATTATTCCGTGTTTCACAAGTACAGGAAGCCAAATTAGATGATGGTAGTTTAGGCGCACGTATTACTGCGTTTGAATATAATAATTTGGTATACGTAGATAATGCATTGCAAGATTTTGTACCAGAAGGTAATACAGGATTAACTGATCCTAACATTATTGGTACACCAGATGCACCTATCGTTACACTAGATTTGGCAAACACAATCAATACAATGAATGTATCAGGTAATGTGCCTAGTGTTGGTAGTGTATTAATGATGGATTTTAACTATGGTAATACATCTAATAGTCAACAGCACGTAAGATATACCACAGTTAATAGTTCAAATGGATTCCCATTTGCTGCCAACACAGTTTTAAGTATAAGCAGTACTGATTTACCTGCAGGCAATTTATATTGGTCTGTAACTGCTAGAAATTATCAAGCAGGTGCCTTAAGTCCTGCAAGTAATCTTGTTGTATGGCCAGGTAATGGTGTAAGCACAAGTAACACATATACTGCATGTAACGCAAGTTCAAGTGGAACATTAGTAACAAGTGATGCAATTGCTAATTTATTACCAGGTGGTAAAGTTTATGTAACAAGTGGTACAGGTACATTAGTTGCTAATACAACTGTTGCAAACGTAGTAAGCAATACACAATTTAATTTGAGTGCAACACCAACTGTTGCATTAAGTGGTGCATGTATTGAAATTAAATATGGCGGCGTAAGTGGTAACAATATTCAAAGCAATACTGTTACAAGTAATAACATGACTAATACAGGCGTAGTTGCTGGATGTTATACAAATCCAAGCAATGTCTGTGTTGACTCTGCTGGTCGTATTACAAGTATTGCAAATGGTACTGGTGGTAGTGGTATTTTAACTGTGCAAGAAACTAGTGTTAACGTGGTAAGCAACGTTAGTATTCTTAACTTTACAGGAAATGGCGTAAACGTTTCTAATGCAAATGGTATTGCAAACATAGATATTACTGCTGTAGGCGGTTATATGCAAGTTGCTGATAACCAATTAATAACTCTATACGGAGACAATGGAACAAACGCATTTAGTACTGTTACTAGGGCATTAAGCACGTATAGAATTCCTGCACAATTAGAATTTGTTAACTCTGGTGGTAGTATTACTACACAGGCATATACATTAGGTACTGATGATTATTATCCATGGTATACTAATACATCAAGCACAACAAATAATTTTTGGGCTAACACTACATTAAGATTGCAACCAGTT